GACGTTTTTGTATTTGAAGTCTCTTGAGTATTATTGTAAGAGTTTGCTTCGAATGCCAGTTGGAGAATTTTTAAATCTAGCTGAAACTCAAACAAAGGATGATGAATATGAAATGCAGTGTGGCTTAATCTATGAATATAATCGTTTGAATGAAGATTCTAAAGTTTTCTTGGATATGCCTCTTGGCAATTTCCTGGATTACACGAAGTATATTCCGGATGAACCACCTGTGTTTGAAATGCAATCGGGTATTACGTCCGATTGTTCAGTCATGAAGGTCATGAATAGTGATAAAGAAGAAAATGTTCACTTTCGCGACCAACTACCTGCTTATACGTACAATGTTGATAGTGAGATGGATCCTACACGTATGTTGCAAGACACTAATGATGCATCTCTAGAGAATTTCTTTAGTCGTCCCATTAAGATTGCTGAGATCGGATGGGGAACTGGTGCTACACTAGGTGTTGATTTCGATCCCTGGGATTTGTATTTTAATAATACCAGGGTGATTAATAGGATCAATAACTACAATCTTTTGCGTGCGAAATTGCACGTCAAAGTCGTCATTAATGGTAATGGATTCTTGTATGGCCGTGTTTTATGTGCTTACTTGCCCCTTGCGGACTATGATGCTGTTACTGAGACAGCATCTTTAGTACCACAAGATTTGGTGCAAGCATCACAGTGGCCTCACATCTTTTTGGATCCTACGACTTCCACTGGTGGAGAGATGGTTTTGCCGTTTTTCTATCATAAGAATTACTTGACTATTCCTGACGCTGAATGGACTGACATGGGACAATTGTATTTCAGAACTTTGAATACTTTGTTGCATGCCAATGGTGCCACTGACAATGTCACTATTTCTGTCTTCGCGTGGGCAGAAGATGTTAGCTTGTCTGTACTTACTTCGGTTGATACATCCACTTTGCAACCGCAAATGGGTGAGGAAACTGAGATTGATGAAGCTAATAAGACTGGCATGATATCCGGACCAGCTACTGCTGTAGCCAAGATGTCCAATGCTTTGTCTGTTATTCCAGCCATTAAACCTTACGCTTTAGCCACAGCAACTGTTGCTGAGAATGTTGCGAAGGTTGCGAAGCAATTTGGATATTGTCGACCGCCTGAGACTAAGAATCCATCGCCTATGCGTCTATTCCCTACTAGTTCTTTGGCTGTTACCAATGTTCCAGATACTGCAGGTAAATTGACTGTCGATGATAAACAAGAATTGTCAATTGATCCACGAATTGCTGGCTTGGGTTCTTCGGATCCTATGGCCATTAAAGAGATTGCTAAAAGGGAGTCATATTTGACTAAGTTTTCGTGGGATCAGGGCACAGTTCCTGAGACACTTTTGTGGAATGCAAGAATTAGTCCAGTTACTTGGGCAGAAAGTTCTCTTTCACCAGTGTCGTTTCATTTCCCAGCTTGTGCTATGGCAGCGATGCCATTCAAGTATTGGACTGGATCAATGAAGTTTCGATTTCAAATTGTTTGTTCGGCCTTTCATAAAGGTCGACTCAAAATTGTTTACGATCCTAATTACTTTGGTGCAATGTCTGGAGTTCGTTTTTCTGAATACAACGTGAACTACACCGAAGTCATTGATATTGCTGATACTCAGGATTTTACTATTGAGATCGGTAATGGTCAACCTTATACGTTGATCGATCGACACACGCCTTGTGTCGACTCTGTGACTCAAATGTATTCCACTACAGCTTATACTTCTAAGGAAGCTGGAAATGGAGTGCTTGGTGTGTTTATTGTTAATGAACTTACTACACCAAATAGTACAACGGATAACAACATTGAGGTTAACGTATTTGTTTCTATGGGTGATGATTTTGAAGTCTTTGTACCTGATGATTCGTTTCAACGATTTGTCTTTAGACCTCAAATGGGTGAGGAAATTGTTTCTGAAGCCCAAAACACACCTGAACCTTCTGCGCCTCAACAAGCTGAATCTGACAATTTAGGCCCATCCCAGCAAGATAATTCCATGATCAATATGGTTTTTACTGGGGAATCCATTTTGTCTTTTCGCACTTTATTGAAAAGGTACAACTTGTGGAGGAGGGAGTCCTTGAATCAAAATCTTGCTAGTAGCAGTAATTTAGTTACTACAGATATAAATTTTGCGGCATACCCGTTTTTGAGGGGTAATGTTGCTGGTGGTGTTGATTCGGGAGATACTGGTGAATACAATTTCGTTAATACTGTTTTGATGCATTGGGTTACCTATGCATTTCAGGGTTTTCGTGGTTCTATTCGCTATAAAGCTCTAGCTAATATGACGAATACTAGTAGTACTACTCAGGGCACTGTGACTGTTCAACGTAAACCTTTGGGTGATATGTTGTACACGAGGAGTCAGAATACTATAACTTCTTTCCTTTATAATTCAGCAGCTGCACAATCCATTGTTTTGGATTATGCTGCTCCAGTAACCAGAATTAATACAGGAGTTAGAGGTCTTGTTTATACTAATATAGACATAAACTCTGCAACTGAATTTGAGGTTCCATTTTATTCGCAGGACCGCTTTGTGCCAGGTAAGGTGCAAGACTGGACAGAAACGTCCCAGCGTGTAGAGGGATTTAAGATAAAAGTCAATGCTGTTGTAAGTGGCAGGTCTGTTTTAGACATGTTTGTTGCAGCTGGAGAGGATTTTCAAGTGTATATGTGGACAGGTTTGCCTAGAATGTATTGTGAATCAACCCCGCCCCTCCCTGTTGAACCAGGATAAAAGTTCAACATTGACCTGGTGATGTCTTTAAACTCACGTGGCTAGATGAAGCCGGTAAACTCATCCGATGTGAAGACATCCGTAAATAAACTACTACTCTGTGACCGAGTAGGTTTGCTTTTAGCAAGAATTGGTCGCGCCATATCCTTT